ATCAGAGATGTTCAGCGTGAACAAGAATTGCTCGAAGATATCAATGTGGAAGTAATTCGAGCAATGGGTCGTAACGTATATTACATCCCACGCACTTTAAATAATGAAGATAAACTCTTCGGTGAAGACCCCACTGATTCATTTGATACAGCATATCTAATAGAAATGTACCATGAAGATGGTCAGGCTTTCGGGGGTGAGGGAGATACCATTGGAAAGTTTGGTATTGATGTAAGGGATACTGCAACATTCCGAGTAGCTCGACGAACTTTTATGCAACAAGTAACAAAACAAAATGGAGAATTAACTCGGCCTATGGAGGGAGATTTAATTTATTATCCTCTTTCGGATACTATTTTTCAGATTACTTTTGTAGAACATGAAAATCCTTTATATCAATTAGGTCAATTATATTCCTTTGTTCTCTTTGTAGAAACATTTGCATATAACAATGAATCCTTCAACACAGGAATGTGTGAAGTAGACGAATGCTTCGCTGCACAAAGAAGACAGACTGCCGAAATCTTTACTATGTCTAATTGGGGTGGTGTGGCAGGATCTACTTCGAATTACTATATTGGAGAAACTGTATTTCAAGTAGGGGGTACATGGGGACTTCCCGCAATCTTTGGAGATGCAACTGCGAAAGCGCAGGTTATTGATTGGGATTCTACTGACGCTCTCTTAACAGTAGGAAACGTTTCGGGCACTTTCCTTGATGGTGCTGCCCAATCAATTAAGGGTAGCTCTAGTATGGGTGAAAGATTCCTTGGAACTACAGCACCCGCAGACTTTGGTGTTCAAATCAATACCCAAAATGAGGAAATGCAAGGAGATAATGAAACGATACAATTAGAAATTAAAGAAGAAGATTTAATTGATTTTTCAGAGACCGATCCATTTTCTGAGGGTAACTTCTAATGTTTGATTATTTTTATAACGAAGCCCTACGTAAATTAGTATTGGGATTTGGAAATCTTTTTAATAACATCTATGTTGGAAAATATAATTCTGCGGGAACTCTTTTAGATAAAAATAGAGTTCCCCTAACATATTCCCCCAAAGCAAAATTCATTCGAAGAATCCAAGAAGTTAGTACCATTTCAGATGCGGTGAGGACTCGCATAACTCTTCCTCGTCTAGGATTTGAAATGGTAGGATTAAATTATGACCCAACACGCAGAGTAAATAAATTACGAGAAACGAAAAAAGATTATCCTAATGGAACATCAATTTTTAATTACGCAGAAGTTCCATATTTGGTTAATTTTGGATTATATGCTTTTAGTAGAAGCATTGATGAAAATTTACAAATGGTAGAACAGATTATTTCACAGTTTACGCCAGAATTTGTCATTTCTATGAATTTTAATGAAATTAATAAACAAGTAAATGTTCCTATTATTCTAACAAGTACTGGAATATCTGAATTATATGAGGGAAGTTTTGAAGAACCTCGCACTATTACAACCACGTTTAGTTTTATGGCCAAAAGTTATATTTATGGAAGAGAAAGAGGAGACTTTGAAAGTGGAATAACTTCAGGCATCACGGCAACCTACATTAAAGAAACTGATCTCAATATGTGGTTTGGTGATATTGAAGATGGTGAAAAGGTTTCTACATTTGGTGTTACGGGAGATTTGGGACAAACAAGTATCTATGGTGCTGGCAATACAGCAAATTATTATACGGATCTTTAATTATGAGTGAACCATATGAAACAATTTCTGATGCATTAAATACTTCGTTCGAAGTAAAAAATGAAATTGTTAAAAACAAAAAAGAAGTAAAGGACCTGTCAAAAAATGACGCCGAAAAAGATTACAGCAAAATTCGTAAGAATCTTTATGGACTTCTGGGTGATGGTAAGGAAGCAATAGATGGCATACTTAAGGTGGCGACTGAGGGAGATTCCCCCCGTGCTTATGAAGTCGTTGCACAACTTCTGAAGACCGTATCTGAAATAAACAAAGATATTATGGATCTACATAAACAGGTCAAAGAAATAAACAAAGAGGAAAATGTTTATAATCAGAATACTACTAATGCAATTTATGTGGGATCTACATCTGAATTACAAGATATTATTAATCCTGAAAGAAGTAGAACTAAAATAATTGATGTAGATCATAAGGTAAAACAGGAAAATGACGACTAAAAAACGTGGTTATTTAGGAAATGCAAATCTAAAACCTTCTGGTATTGAAATTAATTATACCAAAGAGCAGGTTAAAGAGTATCTGAAATGTTCTCAAGATCCTAATTATTTTATCAAACAATATGTTAAAATTGTTTCTCTTGATGAAGGTCTTGTGCCTTTTAATTTATATGAATATCAAGAAAATATTGTGGATATTGTTCATAATAACAGATTTGTTATTGCAAAACTTCCAAGACAGTCAGGAAAATCTACAACAATAGTTTCGTATATTTTACATTATGTTCTTTTTAATCAAGATACTAATGTTGCAATTCTTGCAAATAAACAATCAACTGCAAGAGATATTCTTAGTAGATTAAAAATGGCGTATGAATACCTTCCTCTTTGGTTGCAACAAGGAATTATTGAATGGAATAAAGGATCAATTGAATTAGAAAACGGATCTAAAATTATTGCAAGCTCCACTTCTGCCTCTGCTGTTCGTGGTGGTTCCTACAATATGATATTTCTTGATGAATTTGCTCACGTTCCTCGGAATATTGCGCAAGACTTTTTCGATTCAGTTTATCCTACAATCACATCAGGACAAACAACAAAAGTTCTAATGGTATCCACTCCAAATGGTTTAAATTTATTTTATCATTATTGGAGAGGTGCGAGCAAAAAAGCTGGAGAATATGGTAAGAACGAATATATTCCAATTGAAGTACATTGGTCACAAGTTCCCAAATATCCGGGAGGAGCTTTACGCGACCAAGAGTGGAAACAACAACAAATTAAAAATACGAGCGAGCAACAATTTCAAACAGAATTTGAATGTGATTTTATTGGTTCAACCAACACACTCATATCATCAGGAAAATTGCATTGCTTAAATTATATAACCCCAGTCCACAATAATAATGATGGCCTTGCCATTTATGAAGAGCCAAAAGAAGATCATATCTATGTAATTACGGTTGATACTGCACGAGGTCAAGGTTTAGATTATAGTGCCTTTGCTGTTATTGATATTACAGATAGTCCATATAAAATTGTTGCGCGATTTAGAAATAATACCATAGCTCCATTAGTATATCCCACAGTAATTAAGAGTGTGGGTGACCGATATAACAATGCATTTTGTTTAATTGAAATCAATGATATTGGTGCTCAGGTTGCAGATATTCTTTTTCGAGATCTAGAATATGAGAATGTATTGCAGGCAGTATATAAGGGAAGAGCAGGACAAGTAATTGGAAGTGGGTTTGGTGGATCTTCTTCTCAGATGGGTGTAAGAACTACAACTCCAGTTAAAAAATTAGGGTGTTCGGTATTAAAGAGTCTTATTGAAAACGATAAGTTACTTATTGACGATATGGAAACTATTCAGGAATTATATACCTTTGTAGCTAAGGGGCCCTCTTTTGAAGCTGATGAAGGACACAACGATGATTTAGTTATGTGTCTCGTCCTTTTCGGGTGGTTAACTAGGCAAGAGTATTTCAAAAATCTGACGGATATGGATATTCGTAAAGATATATATGCAGATGAAATGCAACGAATAGAGGATGATATGGTGCCATTTGGTTTTATTAATGGTACTTTAGATGATGCGGAAGAACAAGATTCCTTCTCTGATGGAGAGAATTTTTGGCAAGAGGTAAAAGAGTCTGAGGACCCCTTTTTCTATAAATAGAATAGCATCTTAACGTGATATAATTACATAAGACTATGCCAGGAGAATAAAATGTCCGATATCAGCTTTGATTTTGATCCAGTAACCACATTTATTACCCCAATCACCGAATCTGCTAGTACGTTTAAAGCTGGATTTTTGAGTCAAGGCGGATTAATTCTTGCTTTAGGTGTTACTAGTGAACGTCAACAAGGGTACATGGAAGTACAGGGGGTAGATGATTGGTACAGCAAATTACTTGCTACCCACAGTATTGGACTCATCCCAGATAATAGTGATTCTAGTGGTAATTGGCCATATGGACCAACTGG